CCTCTGAAGAAGTCTAGCGAAAACTCACTTACAATTAGGTGCCGCGCAGACTATTAGGCGACTTCCTATTTCTTTTAATTAAATAAAACCAAATACTAATTATATTATACAAAGGAGCGACTTGTTATGCCAAAGAAACGGAACATCTCTATCTGGATTCCTGTGATCATATCTATCATTGTCAGCTTGACAGGGATCACTACCGCCTTCATTGGCAAGATGGACTTTGACGATAAAGGGAAAGCTCTTCAAGAACAAGTTGTTAAGAAAGATGTTCAACATGAGAAAGCCCTAAATCTGCTATTGCCAGAAGTCTTTAAGATTAAAGATGATGTCGCAGACTTGGCAACACAACAGGCAGAGTTTGAAAGGAAGATGTATAAATTAATTCTGGATAGGAAAGTTGTACAAGTTTTCCCAGAAGAAGATGATTATGACGATGAGACTTTATTCTATGATGACGAATTTGATGATGAATTTGACGAAACAATGGAAGATGAGGTTATCATTATGGTTGCCCCAAAAAAGTCTCCCAAAATGAAAGGGCACAAAGTAAAGGTAAATGTTCAAATTATGCAATTTGAATTTGACAAGATGGAAGAAGTATTTTAAAATGTATTTATACGAATTTGAAAGAAATGATGTAATCAATAACAGAATTAAAATGTATCCTTATAGTCAATTTTTTATGTATCAAGGGGTGACATATTATAACAGTGACAATCAAAGTAGCTCATTAGGAAGTGTCCCGAGCGGGTACATCGATCTGTATGAACTAAATATTCACAGAGAAGAGAATGGATATGATCTGGTATATCCTTACATAACAAAAGATAGTGGATTAACTGCATTTAAGACAATCAGTACTGACGAATATAATCAAGACTTTGTATATGGAGACGTAATTACAGGATCTTATCCAATGTCTGCAAGCATTACGAGCGAGTTTGTTTATCCTTCTACTGCCGAGACAGACGAAAGAAAACTTGATGCACTATATAACACACTAAATTATAATGCCAAATTGTCTCCATCGTATGTTGTGTCTTCGTCAATTAGAAACTTGTATGATGAAGATTGGAGATTGATCTCAATTCCAAGTATCTTTTATGGGTCAACAATTAAGAAGGGAACTGTAGATTTAAAGTTCTATTTGTCGGCAAATTTGTCCTCAAGACTACAAGACACAAACAAGAACGGAGAACTAATCGAAACGACAGGGAGTCATGCCGGTAATGTAGCAGGAGTTGTCTTGTATGATCAGGGATTCGTTCTTCTGACAAGTTCTTACGACATATCTGACGGAGCACACACAGAACCTTATCTTGGATCTGGCTCAATAACTCCACAATGGAGATACTTCATGTCAACAGAATCAAGTATTCCATCATCTTCATTTGATATGACATTTAACGGAACTAGTTATACCAACACCATGACAATGTTTGCAAAAGCTCCAAAAGGGGAATTGAATAGCAGCAATAACCCGACATTCATTACTCATGGGCAAGAATTGTCAGCCTCTGTTGGTGATGATAACTATTTCGAGAAGAACAACATAACAGTAAAGAATATTCAACAAAGTCCATATGGAGCAGAGATGGATACGACAGCATCATTTGAGAGAACAACATACCTATCATCAGTCAATATTTATGATGAAGATAGGAACTTAATTGCTGTTGCAAAGATGGCAAATCCTGTACGTAAGAGAGAACAGGATGCATTCAATTTTAAATTAAAGATAGACTTAACATAGAGGTGAAATGTGAAGTATTACTTTGGGTACGACGTTAGTTCAAGTGCGATTGGAGTTTCTGTGATGGATGAGGATAAAAAGATTATTGTGTCAAAGGCATTACTTTTCGATCCTAAGAAGGAAACACTAGAGCAGAGAGCACAATTCTTTGAACAAGATTTAAAAATTATGTTGACAAAGTATAAGCCATGTGATATATTTGTAGAAGAACCTGCCAAAGCATTCGGACAAGGCAGCAGCAATGCCCAAACGATAGGTACTCTTCAAAGATTTAATGGAATGATTTGCTATGCTATCTATAGGAATACAAAGATACAAGCAAACCTCATTAATGCCAGATCTGCCAGAAAGTTAGTTGGTATCCCATATGTTCGAGGATTGTCAACAACTCAGTTAAAGAAATACTTGACAAGACATGTCAAAGAGATGTATGATGACTTTGAGATTGTATACACTACAAAAGGAAATTTGAAACGCGGAATTGCCGACAAAGCCGATTCCGTGATTGTCAATTTGGCAGGAATGAAAACAGGAGAAGAAGAGAGTGAAAGAACCTAAAGAGATGGTAAATCATCCAGATCACTATAAGGGTCATAACATTGAAGTTATTGACATCATTGAGGATTTTGATTTGGGATTTAGCTTGGGGAACATAATTAAGTATGTATTACGAGCCGATAGTAAAGGAAATGATGTACAAGATTTAGAAAAAGCTCTTTGGTATTTGCGGAGAGAACTTGATAACAGAGGAGTAAAACAAAATGAAGAAATTGGAAAAACTGCTTAAAGAGCAAATCCTTCAAGAGATCCATGCGTTAGGGATGAATCAAAATAAGCCAGCACCAGCATTGGGATCGTCAACTATGATTGACGGATCGATTGAGGAGATTATTGCACACCTTAAACAAGCACTTGAAACATCTTCGTCATTTGGACTATTGCTTGTGACGCAGACAATTCAAGATGCCTTGACGATGGCAGTTGCAGCACTCGAACAGTTCAAGATGGACAACCGAATTGGGATGACCGATCCAACTGCTGATATTTATGTCCCACAAGATGACGGCCCTGTGGCTCTCTGGGAAAACAAAAAGCACAATAGATAACTAATTAGAGTATAGGTCAAAGGTGAGGACAGCACTGGCCAGTGTTTTTCTCTTTCCTCGTAAGAGGAATTACTCACACTTGATTTGCTACACAACGAGGAACAAACAATGACAAACAAAACAAGTGGTATCTATCAAATTAAAAACATAAAGAATGGGAAGATGTATATAGGACAATCCACTTGCATTAAAGAAAGGTGGGAAGTTCATCGAAAACTTTTGAATAGAAATCGACATACAAATCTTCATTTGCAAATGGAATATGATCGTTATGGTGAAAAGTCGTATGAGTATTCTGTTTGCGAGTTGGTTGAAGAGGAAAGACTTGACGAGCGGGAGATTTATTGGATATCTCGTCTCGATACTTTTCTGGATTGTGATAAGGGCTATAACAAATCCTGCGGAGGAGAAGGGGTAGGAAAAGGAGAAAATCATCCTTGTGCAAGGTTTGACAAAATGGCGATTGTCGAAATTAGGAAAGAATACAAAGACAACTCAGAATTGTTAATTAGAGACATTTGCCGAAAACGCAAAGTAGACGAGATGACAATTGGGAGAATCATTAGAAACAAAACATATTTTGATAAAGATTATATTCCACCAACAAAAGAAGAAATAAACAAAAAGAAAAGTAACAATGCCGCTGTCCGAATGATTGGGGATAAAAATCCTAATTTTGGAAAGTATGGAGAGGCAAACTCTAATTTTGGAAAGTATGGGGTAGATTCTCCAAATGCTGTTTTTACTAATGCTCAAATTGTTGAAATTAGAAAAAAATACAACGATAATGTGTCTCTAATTAGACTTGCCAGCATGTATGATGTAAGTGATTCGACAATTGGAGCGATTGTAAGAAATGAAAGATATGTGGATGATAATTATCATCCACCAGAGAAGAATGTTATAAGGGTTAAAGTGACATGGGAACTTGTTGAAAAGATTCGAGAGAGATTTAATAAAGATAGTCCAACTCAAGTTTCGTTAGCAAGAGAATTCAAAGTTTCAGTTTCTTGCATTAACAACATTGTTCGAAACAAAACTTGGGTTATTTGATTTTGCATGATTTTCTTTGACAATTTATAGAATATGTTGTATAATATATCTATAACAAGTTAAGGATGTTTTATGAACGAAGCTCAAAAGAAAATGGAGATTTTAAAACAAGTTCTTGGGTCTTCCATTCGCCAGGGAGATGAAAGTCTTTTTTATTGTCCATATTGTAAAAGCTCAAATCTAGATAAAAAGAAATTATCTATTAATATTAAGAAGGGATATGCAAAATGTTGGACGTGCGACAAGTCTTTTAAGAAGTTATCAAGACTCGTCAAGCACTTTGGCACTAGTGAACAGCTATCTAAGTGGTATGAATTAACAAACGAATTTGTTCTTGACGGAACAGACTTAACAAATCTCTTTGGGAAGAAAGAAGAAAAACCAAAGAACATCAATAACTTAAAACTTCCATCTAATTTTCATTCTCTGACAGGAAGAACAAAGAATGAAAAGGAAGCAAGAGAATATCTTAAATCCAGAAACATTACAAATAGACAAATATTAAGATACCGCATAGGATATTCAGACTGGGGTGGTGAGTTTTCTTCAAGGATTATTATTCCATCTTTTGATAATTATGGTCTTCTTAATTTCTTCATTGCAAGGGATTATCTCAAAAGTGCAAAGAGGAAAAGGTATTGGAATCCTGCCGTACCAAAACAAGATGTTATCTTTAACGAGATTGATATCAACTTCAAAGAAGATATAGTTCTTGTTGAAGGTGTATTTGACGCCATTGTTGCAGGAGAGAATGCAGTTCCCATTTTGGGATCATCACTGGGAAAGAAAACAAGATTATTCAGAAAGCTTGTTGAAAATGATCCTCGTGTTTTCTTGGCATTAGATCCTGGAGCCAAAAAGAAAGAAATAAACATTATCAAGAAGTTGTTGGAGTTCGGTGTCGAATGTTACAAAGTGTCAATTGATGGATATGATGATGTTGGAATGATGACAAATGATGTCTTCGAGAAGAGAAAGAAAGAAGCAGTATATATAAATCAACAATATTTAATGAGGTATCAAATGGGTATGGTATAATGAAATTTAAAAAAGGAGATATTGTAAGATTAAGACTCTATCCACAAGGAAGAGATCTTTTTCTTATAAGTGTAGAATGTGAAGACTATCAGTACGGAAAGTTAACAAGGGTTCTCCCACTTCAAGGAAAGTATAAAATGCATGAACAGACATTCCCTCATCATTATCTTAAAGAGGCAAAATTGGTGAGCAGATGAAAAGAAGATGCAAAGCAAACGACATTATAGTTACAAAGTGGCCAAACGAAGAGAGTGAAAAGAGATTTTTCAGAGTCGTTACTACAGATAAACCTTGGAAATCAACATTCCCAACAATAGAATTGGAAGTGTTGAGTGGTCCAATGAGGGGCGAGTCAGTTTGGGTATATGAAAAGACATTTGAAGGAGAATTTATAAATGAAGAGGAAGATAATGAATAAAAACAAAGGGTTACGGATCTTGCATTTATCAGATTTGCACGTACAAAATCTAAAGTACCAAGAAGAATACAAGACAATCTTTGAGGAACTTTACAAGAAAGTAAAGGTACTAGATCCTGACGGGATCGTTATTACTGGAGACATCTTCCACTCAAAGACCCCATCTTCAGAAGCTTACGACATGGTGTCTAAGTTATTGAAGTCATTGGCAGATATTAAGAAGACATATGTTCTATGTGGTAATCACGATATGAATGTGCGTAATAAAGATCGTCTTGATAGCATTACTCCTGTTGTAGATACGTTACAACATCCTAATATTGAATATCTTAAGTATTCAAGTATTCACCATATTAAGGATAATTTCTATTTTAATGTTCTTTCTCTTTTTGATGAGGACAATTGGGTTCCTTCCCCAAAGGATGATGGTAATGTCTACATTTCTCTCTATCACGGAGTTGTATCTGGAAGTCAGACAGAGTTTGGGTATAAATTTGAAAAGGGACAGATTGATGACAATATTTTGTATTCAAGTACTTTTGGACTGCTGGGAGATATTCACCTACGTCAAGCATTAGGTGGCAGTGATCGTTTTTGGATGGCAGGGTCTCTAATTGCGACAAACTTCGGAGAGACAGAAGATAAAGGATTTCTTGTATGGGATATTGAAGATAAGGATGAATACAATATTGAATTTGTCAAACTTAATAATCCTCATCCATTTATTAATGTTAAGGCAGAAGAACTTGATGATAAGATTGATTCTTTAAGAAGTGCAAGAGTAAGATTGATCACTGAACAAGTCTTGACCAAGGAAGAAGAAAGAAATATCAAGTTTAAAATTAATCAACAGTATCCTTATAGTATTAAGTTCCATACGAAGGTGAAAAAGTTAGCAGAAGATGTAATGTCAACATCTGATGGTTTAACTGGGGATGTCCGTATTCAATCTGTGCAGGAACGATTGTTTGAAGAATTTGTAGGAGATGCACTTGATGAACGAGAGTTAAAGGAACTATTAGAATTAAACAAACAATATTCAGCCTTACTAGAACAAGAAGAAACAGCAAGAGGAACGACTTGGAAGGTGAAGACTTTAGAGTGGGATAATCTATTCAACTATGGAGAAGGGAACAAGATCGACTTCGAGAAATTGCAAGGCAATATTGTAGGAATATTGGGGAACAATTATAGTGGAAAGTGTGTGGATAAAAAAACCGAAATCGAAATAGAATTTGATGAAGAAGAAATTATAAATAAATTAGGATTCCTTCCAGATGAATTGAGTTAATTCTTAAATAAAGTTTTCCCAGAGTAGTTACTACTTAATAATGGGGGAAAGTAATATGAAAAAAATATGTAAAACGTGTAAAGAGGAAAAGAGTAAGGAAGATTTTCCTCTTCATGGCTATGTTAGAAAAAGTGATGGAGCTTCTTCTCGTCGTTCTGTTTGTAAAGAATGTTACAAAATTGTTGTAGCAAAAAATCATGTTAAAAAATACAAACAAAAGAACAAACATGACAGAGATTTGGTTAGGTGCGAAATTTGTGGATATGAGGCAACATTATTAACGTCTCATATTCACTTTAAACACAAAATCAGTATGGAGGAGTATAAGAAAAAATATAATACACCCATTTCATCTCCCTTTACACAAGAAATGAAAGATAATAGGAAAGAAACATCACCAACTTCAAAATTGTATTGGATTAAAAAAGGATATACAGAAGAAGAGGCTGTCTCGATAGTTTCAAAAAGACAATCCACCTTTTCTTTGGAGAAGTGTGTTGAAAGAGATGGGGAAAAGAATGGAAGAAAAAGATGGGAAGAGAGACAAGAGTTATGGCAAAAATCTCTATTGAACAATACAGAAGAGTTTATTGATGATATGAATGAAAGAAAGAACCCTTGGAAGGAGGAGTTTTGGGAAAGGGACAGTTGGAAGGAGGATTACGCATCGAGAGTAAAAAAGGGTAACGGAGTTGTTCCTAAATTGCTTCTTGAATGTTTTGATGTTAAAGATTTGATTAAAATGCTGCCAACCATAGTTACTTACGAAAAATTAAGACAATATTTAAAGATAAAAGGGCTTCGAATAGCATTTAAAATTACAGAACAAAATGAAGAACACATATACAGAGAGATGATGAAAGAGTATTCTTTCGAACTTCCAAAAAATAGTAAGTCATTTGGACAAAAGTGTTATTATAATGGGATTATGTTTCGCTCTCTCGGGGAGGCAGAAATTGCGAAGTTTTTGGACAAAGAAGGAGTTTATTTTCTGTACGAGAGACGATATCCAATAAAAGAAACAAGGTATTTGTATGATTTTTATTTGCCAAAATACGACTTGTATGTTGAGTATTATGGCCTTTCTTTGTACGGACCTTATAAGGAAAGGATGGAAAAGAAAAAGAAAGAATTATTAGACAACAATATAAAATGTGTGTTTTCGGATGATGTGGAAAAATTAAAAGAATATTTAAAAGAGGAAATAAATGAATAAAAAAATTACAATGGAAAAGTATTATGATTTTTTTAATAAATATGGGGATTGCAATGTAAAAGTGAGCACTCCTTATGGATTTAGAAAAATTGAAGCAATTGCGATCACTGCCTTTGATAGTCAAGTTATGGAAGTAAGAACGAAAGAAGGGTTAAAATTAAAAACATCCCCAGACCACTTAATCAAATTAGCAAACGGAACCTTCACTAAGACAAAGACTTTGAATCCAGGAGATGACATTCAAACTGTAAATGGTTTAGATAAAGTTTCTGTTATTGTCACTCTTCCTTATAGAGATGATTTGTACGATCTGCAAGTTGAAGAAGTTAAGCAATACTATTCTAATGGGATTGTTTCTCATAACTCTTCTGCAATCTTATCTTTAATGTACACAATGTACAACACAACTATCAAGAAGGATAAGACATCAAGAATTATCAATGACAATAAAGACAACGCCTATGGCAAGGTTGTTATCGAGTCGGGTGGTGAAGATTATGTAATTGAACGTTCTTGTGAAAGGGCAAAAGGAGAGGATTCAAAAACAACACTAGAGTTCTATAAGTTATTGGATGATGGTAGTCACTTTAGTTTAAACGGAACATCAAGAGTAGAGACAGACAAAAATATCAAAAGAGTATTTGGTACGATTGATGACTTTTTATTGACAGCTTTGAGTGGACAGAAGAAGGCAGAACAATTCCTTGAACAAGGTATGACAGAAAGGAAGAAGACATTGGCAAAGTTTCTTGATCTTGAATCGTTTGATGCTAAACACAAACTGGCAAAGAAGGATAGTGCAGAACTAAAAGGACAACTGAAAAGAAATGTTGATAGAGACTTTGAAGAAGAAAAGGAAACTTTAGAAGATGATATTGAAGACATCTTGGAGGAAAGGGCAGAACAA